TCGTTCAGCTTGCGTCTTACATATTCTAATTGTGTTTCCATATTGCTCTCCTAAAACCGCATTATAATTTAAATTAAAAATAAATGTAATATATTTATAAAATAGGTTGCATTTTAGTTTTACATCAATTATAGTTATTTCACGTACCAAGCAGGTGCGATTTACTGGAGATGCAAATGAAATACGTTAGAGCAAAATTTGATGATGATTTTTCTGAAACCATCCCTTGCAACATTCCCGATCTAGTTGAGCAGTTCTTAATCAACTCACCAAACTTATCAGACTACGTTGAGGAACTAGACATCATCACCGACCAGGTGCTGGTGATTCTTTACGATGCTAATGACGATAAGCTGGGTCGTATTCGTGACCTTTACAATAAACGCATAAGTGAAATAGCATACTTTGTTGATGAAAACTACGACACCAACAAACACGCAGCTTGGCTTTTAGAACTAGCGATGGAGTAAATCATGACTGACTATAAAAACTACAAACCTAAAAAAGATTGGACACCAGTAATAGAAGGTGTTTGCTTTGTCGGCAGCCTAGCGTTGCTGGCCTTTCTTTACTTATTGATAGGGGCTTAACATGAGTGATTATGATGACTACGGTGATGACAGACAAAACGGCATTGGTGAGCAGGAATACAAAGAACACATTGCCGATCTACAAAAACAGTTTACAGAGTTTTTGTATGACCACTACACGATAGGCAACGGTGAACAGCTTATCCACATACTTGAGCAAGGTGATGCACTAGAGGCTTTCTTAGAGCTTAAAGGCTTACCTGCTGATACTGAAATTGAAATCTAAGGAGAATGAAAATGGCAAAACAAGGATTTGTTGAGATACATGGTAAGGCTTACGAAACGGTTGCTAGTCGTGTTGCACGCTTCAGAGAGTTTTACCCAGAGTACACCATCCAAACTAAGATCATTAAGATTGATGCAGATGAGTGCATTGTTGAAGCTGGCATACTAAACGAGGACAGCCGCTTGATCGCTAACGGTCACGCACAAGAGTTTAGGGCCAATAGCCAAATCAACCGCACCAGCTACGTTGAAAACTGCGAAACATCAGCAATAGGCAGAGCCTTGGCAGCGTTCGGTATTGGCGGCACAGAGTTTGCCTCTGCTAACGAGGTGGTTAATGCAATACACCAACAAAAGCAGCCAGAGCAAAAACAACCGACAATTAATATACAAGCATTGATTAAACAAATCACCGACACCAAGTCACTTGATGAATTACTAAAAGCATTTAAAGACGTTTACCCTAAAGTGCAAAACGATGCTGCAGCCACCAAGCAGATCATTGCTGCCAAAGATGAAATGAAATCATTATTTGAAGGTGAATCAAAATGAATGAACAACGCACAGTCGAATGGTTTGCTGATCGCATAGGTAAAGTGACCGCCAGCAAAGTAGCCGATGTATTAGCTACAGTTAAAACAGGGGAGTCTGCTAGTCGTGCTAATTATCGCTGGCAACTCGTTTGTGAACGTCTAACGGGTTTAAAAGAGGAAACCTATACCAATACATCAATGGAGACAGGAACGGAACGTGAGCCACTAGCACGTGCCGCCTATGAACATTTAAACGATGTATTTGTAACGGAAGTGGGCTTTATTCAACACCCAAGCATTGAAATGGCAGGTGCAAGCCCAGATGGCCTTGTTGGCAACTACGGCTTGATAGAGATTAAATGCCCTGGGCAAACAGCACATGGTCAGACTTTACTCACTAAGAAAGCACCTACAAAGTATATCCCACAGATGCAAATGCAAATGGCTTGTACTGGTGCTAGGTGGTGTGACTTTGTAAGCTACAACCCAACATTCCCAGACAACCTACAGCTTATCGTTATACGTGTAGAACGTGATGCAGAGTTTATAACCAACATGGAAACAGAGATTATTAATTTTTTAGCAGAAGTAACTGAAACAGTTGACCAATTAAAAAGGAGCTAATCATGTCACAAAAAGCAAAAATACTTGAATGTCTAAGCAGGGGATGGAAGTCCCCACTCGATGCACTTAATGAAGCTGGCACAATGAAACTAGCCACTAGGGTTGGTGAGTTACGCCACCAGGGTTATAAGATTAATGACATCTGGCATGAGTCTGGCAAATACAAACTTTATAAACTAGAGCAGTTAGTATGATGAACTTCATTAGCGATTTCATTGATGAATATGGTCATGCCTTGATGTTTAAAAGTGTTTATGGGTTAAAGGTTGAGCCAGACCCTAATCGTGAGAAACGAGTTCAAGCTGTAATTGCATCGATGGGTAATAAGTATTTGCTGGCGCAGCCAGTAGAGAGGAAACAAAATGACAGAGTTAAATAATAAAATAGGCACGTTATTATGTGAGCTGCGTGAAACCCAGAACACAGTAAAAGAAGTCAGAGCTGATTTAGTACGAGCAGCCTTTGAAGCTGGGCTAGATCAAAACACAGCATTAAAGATAAACGTAGCAGATTGGCTGGATGGGTATTTGGTGGCACAAGGGATCGTGCCTGATTATCGTAAGATTGAAGCAGCAGAATTTAACAATTACTAGGAGTTATAAAATGGCACAATATGAACAACGTGATAACAGTGGCGCACTATTTAAGAATGAGAAAAAGACTGAAAGCAAGCACCCAGACTATCAAGGTGACTGCTTGGTCAATGGAGTTAAGATGCGTATGGGAGCATGGTTAAAAGAATCTAACGGTAAGAAGTTTATGAGCATATCGTTTAGTGAACCGTTTGCCCCACAAGGCCAGCCTGTTAAAAAAGCTGATCCAATGGATGATGTGGAATCGGATTTTCCGTTTTAATCATGGCTACTAAAAACCCAATTACTGGTGACTTAATCAAAAGCAAATACAGCGACAGTTATGCTGATAAGTTTGATGCAATCTTTCGCAAGCCAAAAGACAAGCCAAAAGTTAATTGGGTTGATGCTTTTTCTGATAAAGAGTTAGAGGAGTTAAAAAACAATGAAACGTAATCTAATAGCATTAACCCTTTTATTTTGCACCACCGCTAATGCTGAAGCCATCATGTGGTGTTTAAATGAGAATGGAAATAAGATTGTTTTAACCGATGAATTATGCGCCAACAAAAAATCAATGATTGCCTATGTTTTAAGCAATAACTCTGAAACAATGATGGGCTGCTGGACAAATGATTCATTAGCAGTTCATGTTCTATGGTCTGGTCAACACTTTAGGTCTTATGACTATAATGGCTGGACAATAGTTAAAAAAGACTCAACGATGTGAAAAATAATCTAATAGCACTAATAGCATTAACTTTAATTAGCCAGCCAGTTTTGGCTAAGTGTTATAAATCTAATGTGTGTGATGATTATGGTCAGAACTGCGAGGCAATAGACATTTGCAGTAACGTGCTAGATTTGCCATCGACAAATTTAACACCACTGACACCGCTTCCTACATTAAAATTTAAACCACTGCCATCATTGAAGCTGCCACCTCTTGGCACTACTCGCTGCGACTATATGCAAGTAAATGGTGTATGGCAGAACATTTGTAGATAAAGGAGTTTATTATGACTTGTTTAAAGCAGTGCAACCAGGGCCGTGACTGTGACTGCGACAGAAGTGGTGATCGAGCAGCAGTGGTTATTATTAGCTTAATACTAATAGCTGTTCTGGCTATGGGCTTTGGTATATACAAGCTGGTTAAACCCAGCACAGGCTCACCCTGCAGCGTTGAAGTTAAGTTTAAAGACAGCACTGCCACCTATATAGGCAGCAGCGTATGAATGAAGTCTGGGAACTTACAGAACACATCCGCTACCTTACACAAGGTATGGAGTCGGATCATTATATAATAATGGATTTAAAAAACGAATTAAAACTAGCGAGAGAACTTATGACTGAAGCACAACTAAAAGAACTAAGAGAATTATTATTAAAAGCCCAACGCAAGACCTCATAGACGATTGCAAAACAGTCGGCATTGTCTTTCCAGATGTATTAGAGCCAGTAGATTATGAGTTGCTTAATGCTTTTAAGCTGCTCATTTATTTACAAACAGAAAGAAAAGATTACTTTACGAATCACGATTAAAAAGTGCGGCCTCATCTTTGCGCCTGTTATCCAAGCCTTTTAAGACCTTACCACCAGCTTTATTATACTTGAGCAGACTTTGTATGGCAGTCGTTTTATCGCCACGTAGCAACGCTTGACGGATGGTTGATCGCTGAAGTACACCAAGACCAAGGTTAAAGCTAAAACTGACCAGAG